CGTTGATGGCGAGTTTGCGCAAGTCTTAACTTCGGCTACACCTTCAACGGTATCTATACCAATGTCGGCAGGAGACGTTAAGTTGATAACTGTTCTAACTTGGCAGACAGATAAGTCTCCATTGACTTATGACATCATGTTGGCTAGAATATCGTAGTATAATATTTTCATAGGTGTTATACTCCCCTAAAATTGTTCGCATCATCGAGGGAAGGCATAAGCCTTCCCTTGGTGTTATACTAATTTAAAAAGGAGCAATTTAAAAATGAGCAAAATAAATTTAGATGGTGAAGACATAGAGCTAAAAATGACAATGCAAGCGGTTGAGACGATAGAGGATAACTACGATAAGTCCTTAGACGAGATATTCTCGGAGGATACTAAATTCAAAGCAAAAGATGTGGCTTTCATACTTTGGGCTATGGCTGGAGGAGAAGGGTTGCAACCCTTAGCAGGGTTCAAGAAACTGCTATCCGACACATACAGCTACAATAAGTGCATTGAATTTCTAACAAAGGCTTTTGAGGATGGCGCTGAAAAAAACGAAAAAGCGGCAGAGGGTACAGACGCAAGCTCTTAACCTACGCCGCACAATACGAGGTAGCCCCTTCTGAATTGTTCGCCCTGACCTATCAGGAAGCAAACTTCTTCATCGAAGAGCTTATGAAGGCTCACGCCACAAGGGAAAAGGAAACCCTCATAAAGATGTTTTCGCACGTGATGTGGAGTAGGGTTGAACCAAAGGATATACCCAAGATAGAAGATATAATAGCCCCTTACGAACAGGCAACTGCAACGTCAACAGACACACCGAAAGCTACACAGTCCCCGTCGGAGCAAGACGAAGCTCTAAGAACGATTGCAAACAGATTTAAGCGGAGGTGACAGCGGTGGCAAGGAAAATCAGAGAGACACTAGCCCAAGGTAGAACGTATCTTGATATAGAAGGGTTGGCAGAAGTGCAAGACCTTTTAGACACGCTTAGAAATACCGTTCCTGAGAAGTGTGAACAGGTGCTAATCAAGTACGGAGAGCTTATGGCCAGTGCCGCAAGGTCGGGCATAAAAAGTAAAACAGGAAACCTAAAAGGCTCTATCAAGACTAAGCGCACTTTCACCGCAAACACCAAGAAAGTATCAGTAAATGCTGGAGGCAAAAAAGCCCCACACGCACACTTAGTTGAATACGGACACAGAATGGTGAGCCATTCGGGAGAGGTCATCGGGGACGTAGAAGGTACAAGATTTCTCGGGAACGCTTTTGAGAAACATAGAGACGCCATGATAGACGAAATGAATGCTATCATTTGGAGCGTGGGCGACTGACAACAAGGAGGTAGAATATGTCTCGTACTATACGCATTAATCTATCGGCAGACGCAACTAATTTTTCTGAAAATATAAGAAGAGCGTCTAGGTCAATTGCATCGCTCGGGTCTGACCTAAACGGAAGCCTAGGAAGGATAAGAACTCAGACCTCCCTACTCATAGCAACCCTCGGCAATTCTGCTGACGGCATGAGAAAGATGGGGATACAATCGCAGGGACTCACCAAACAGCTAGACCTTCAAGACAAGTACACTAGAAGGCTCGAAGCCGACCTTGCCAAGATGAATCCCACAACTGCCGCGGCGGGGATTGCGTTTGTAAAGCTTGAGGGCAGAATATTACAATCGGCATTAAAAAGTCAAAACCTCACTAATAGCATTAATGCACTTAAAACATCTATGGCTAACCTAAGATCTGGGGAAGGGTTGGCAACTCTTGCACATCAAATGGAAAACGCAAGAATTGCCACGCAACAACTCGTCGTTGGGTTAGGTCACGAAGCGACCGCCGCTGAACGAGACAGAGCGGCACTACAAGGACTAAACGCCGAGCTTACACTCAGCATAAGGAATAGAGAAAAGCTAAGGGCTGCGGCGCAAACAAGTTCCGATACTCGGGGGCCAAATGCTCCTGAGACACGTTCACTTATTACACAAGGGAACGCTGCGGCGCTTGCCACAGGCATGTTGATAAGTAGGATAGCGCAAACGCAACAGGCCGTTAGGATGGCACCATCTCTAGAAAGGGTTGATACTGCGTCTAGTAGAATGGCGAGTTCTGGACTAGACACACGAATGGGTGTGGCTAGACTAGGTGTAAGTCCCGAACCGCTAGAACTCTACAGAACCAAACTCGCGGGACTTGCACAAGAGCTAGTTGATTCAACGGCTAAAGAATACGCCCTAGAAAGGGCAGTAGCTAAAGCCAACACAACCTATCGAGCAGGCTCCGAGGAGATTGCAAAGTTAAAGGCCCAACACCGCCAACAACAAGTAGCTAACCAAGAAATGCAAAATCGAGGTCAACGTTTACGTGACCTCATAACAGCACAGCCTTCTCTAGACGCCGCAGGGGGCACACAGGCAGCGCTTGATAGCGTTAGAGCTAGGCTTAATAACCTAAGAGCAGGCTTTAGTTCGGGGGCCTCGGGAGCTGAGCAGTTTAGAGCTTCGCAGACGTTACTTAGGCATGAAATGTCAGCGCTAGAAAATCACATCGTGCATGTAAAAGATGCGCTCAGTGCATCGAGGCGTGCGCACGGGCCCGCCGCTACAGAGACAAACGAACTAAGAAATAGGGTTAGAGGGCTAAACGCCGAGCTTATTGCTCTGCGACGCAACTACCGTGACTCCGCCGAGGCTGCTACGATATACAGCCGAGTAAGTGCGGCGATACAATCGCCACAGATGTTGTCGGCTGGTATTGGCACGACCGCAGCGTTAACTTACCCCATAGGCAGGATGCTTTCAGAGGGTATGAAGTATAATTCTATGATGGAATCTCAAACTACAGCCTTTACAACAATGATAGGTTCTGCAAAAGAAGCTAAGTCGCTTATGCTGGATTTGCAGAATATGGCTATGGTAACACCTTTTGAAACTCTTGACCTTACGACACAGGCTACAACCCTTGTGCAGTATGGCTCTAGTGTTAGAAACACTTTGCCACTACTAAAAACCTTGGGGGACTTGTCGCTAGGAAATAAGGAGAAGTTTCAGGTCATAGCGTATAACTTTGCACAGGCGCTATCTCTCGGAAGATTACAAGCGATTGACGCAAGGTCTATGACTCTTGCAGGCTTCAACCCTATTACCGCAATATCAGATATGCGCAAAAAGAAAGGGCAAAAAGACTTTAGCGTTAATGATATACAGAAGCAAATGGAAGACGGCAAAATATCAATCAAAGAACTTGTTGCAGCAATGGAAATGGCAACTTCCTCAGGAGGTAGGTTCTACAAAGCCTTAGAGAATGCTTCTAAGACTTATGAAGGTAGACTTAGCACCCTTCGAGATAACCTCAAGATAATGCTGGGCGCATTGACTAAGCCACTATTCGACTGGCTCGCTGAGTCGGTATTTCCAGCGCTCATATGGTTAACTACCTGGGTCAAGAATTTTGCAATCGTAAACCCTGTATTCACTAAAATAGTTCTAGGCATAACGCTCGTAGCGGCGGCAATTGGTCCACTACTCGTTACCGTGTACGCGCTAAATAAAGCTTGGGGTATTGTAGCCCAAGGGTGGGGGTTGGTAGCGGAAGGAGCAAAAGCCGCTTGGCGGTGGATGACTAGCGCAGGCACAGCGGGTCTAGTAGCAGGGCTTAAAAACATAGCCATAATGTCTGCGTGGATACTTGGGGCTCTGGCTCTCGTCGTTGTGGCTAAAACCATACACAACAATTGGAAAGAGTTGGGGGACTGGTTCCGTAAATTTGGAACGCTTATGGGTAATGTTTTTGATATTGTAGCTAACGAAGCGGTTAACGCTTTCCTAAAGGCTAGACTTGCTGTGTCGGACTTCTTCGACAAGTCGTGGGCGTATGTTAAGGCTGCGGCAAAGGGAGACCTGTTTGTAGAAGGTGGAATTGACATGCACTACACACAGTCGGACACTTCTAAAGCTCTTACGGACGCAATATCCAAAAACGATTCGCTAATATCAGGAATCCTCAAAGCGTACGATAAATCTAAACTCGACTTGAGCAAAAGTTCAACAGAATTATGGGCCTCGGTAAAGGAAAAGTTCCTTGATGATTTCCAAGCAATCAAAAATTGGTTGCCTGATTTTAGCATACCTGTCATAGACCCAAAACTGGACTTTGGCAAAATAAACTATGGGGATTTAACCGATTCCACTAAAAGTGAAGAAGACGAAAAAGCAAAGGCCGCATTAGAGAAGCTTGTTGAAACGCTTAAAGACATAGTCTCCAAAGTCAAAGACCAAGCAAAGCAATTCAGGGACGCACTAGGGTTGTTTGAAAAGGCTATCGTTGAGAAGTTATCTCCTGAGAAGATATTAATAAGACTACGCTCTCAAGTGCGTGTGATGGAGAAGTGGTCGGCGAGTATGGCAAGCCTTAAAGATAGGCTCGGCGAAGACTCCCCATTCTTCAAAGCGGTTCTTGCGGCAGGGCCTACCTCTCCAGGATATGCTGGACTTAGCGCAATGACAGACACACAACTAAAGGAATCGGAAAATTACTATAACCAAAAAGGCAATCTAGCAATAGGCCCAGCTGGATTGCTAACACGCTTGAACTATAAAGACGAAGCGCAAGTTACAAGAATGGCTACAAACCTAACTGTCAATATAGTAGGTGGGGTTGTAGTAGGCAACGAAGCCGCGCTAGTGGATATAATAACAAAAGAGTTTAAAAGACAGGGCTTCTAGCCCAAAGGAGGTACACCACAATGGCCACACAAGCTAGAATGTACGGCTACGGACTATGGGCAGCGTTCTCAGGCGTTATCGCTTGGGGAACTACAGGTAAATGTAAAGTAGCATTAATGAAAAGCACATATAGCCCAAATCAAGATACACACGAAAAGTGGGAAGACATATCCGCACATGAGATAGCCGCAGGAGATGGATACACGGCAGGCGGACAAGCTATAACTTGGGCAGGCGCAGCGCTCTCTTATGCCAGTGACGCAACTCCAGGAGGGATACTCTCCCTTCTAGGGGACGACGTTACTTGGGCTTCACTCACGAAGTCAGGCGCAAACGCTGTGCGTAGTGCAGTCGTTTATTACGATAATGGCACGGGATACTCCGAGCCTTTAATCGGATACGTACTGTGGGACGCTGATATAACGCTTGCGGCAGAAGCCTTCACCATTGCCTGGGCGAGTGGGGTTGTAGCAAAGATAGGGCTTGAAGGCTCAACACCTTAGGAGGTGCACTTATGGCAGTAACAAAAGCGGCAGTGGTGTTTAAGGCGGTCAAAGCTAAGTTGATGTTAGCTGATGCAGCGTATCCAAGCATAGCAGATGTCATATACACGCTTGAGATAATGAACTTTGTATACCCATCCATGACGGCAGAAGCTGGCACCACCACGACCAAAATAGTACTAACAAATCACGGTTTGTCAATTGGAGATATGATAGTTAATACAACCCTGAGAAGCTCGGGCGTGGAGAGGGGTTCAAGGGTCATAGACGACTATTTGTTTGACGCCAACACCCTAACTTTCGATATGGCTATTGCGGGGCAAGCGGCAGGGAACACTATACAAAGACACAGGTATGAAGATAAGACAGGGTTACTGCAACCGGGAACATTCGCTCTATCTCGCAAGGGGCTTGGTCAAAGCACACTTTCATTTAGCATAATTACTGACGCCAATTACATGCTGGTACATGGGCAATACGTCCGAGTCAAAGCTACTGTTGGCGCTGTTACAACCCTTGTCTTTTCGGGACGTGTGAGTTCCGTTGAGGATGAACTTCTTGGAGCCTCCCAAACTGTGATAAGGCAGGCAGTAAATTGTCAAGGGTTGATGTCAGTTGCTAACAGCAGAAGTGTGGGGCTCAACGAGGCAGAAGGCTCTTCGTATGGGGGCATAGCTCAAAGCATGTATTCAGAGTATTTATACCAAGAAGGTGTAGGCCTTGGCAACGTGGAAGTAGGCAAATTGCTTAAAGACGATTGGACAGCGGACGTAATCTCGGTTAAGGAAGTATTAGACGAGTGTGCGGCTAAGAGTGGGTTTGTGTGGTATGTGGACGATGCTGGGCTTCTAGTATTCCAAGAGCCAAGTGCCTTAGTTCCATATGGCAGTGTTCCCATCTTGGGCTCTGCATTCTCTCGGCACAAGAACTTGAAATTCTCGGTTGATGCCACTGACTTTTACAATAAGATTTTTATTTGTGGTGGGGACGATGAAGCGAACAACCCTATCATATTGGCGTATGAAGACACGACTGCGGCATTTAATCAACAAACGGTAGTTGGTGGCACAGGAGTTGCAGGGTTGATACAAAGGGATTCTGCTCTTGTGGACGCTGAATATAGGACTGTCGAAACGGGCAGTACCTCAACCCTTATCAAACTTACGGCACACGAACAGCAAGTTGGGGACGTTGTTTGGAACTTCACCAAGGACGAGAAAAGGCAAGTGCTAACTGTTCCTGATGAAAACCAATTCACGTGTGAGGCGTTCTCAGCTGTGGCTACACCGTTCTCGGTAGCGGCGGGAACTGGCACGAACTCAACCACCGTCAAGATAACAGGGCATTCCCTGACAGCAAGAGACACAATGATATATAATGTTACAAGGGACGCTTACCGTTGGGTCGTAGCTACTCCCGATGCCAATACTATAACAGTAGCGGCTGTGCCGTCACAGGCGCCTGGTGACACGATAGAATATAGCGGTGATATATTTGCACTCTTCGACCAAGCAAACGCCGCTCTGCGTGACCTGAGAACGAAGCAAGGGGTTGACCCAACGGTAATGACTTTCGATACCCCTGTGGCTATGGAACCAATGACCAAAATTAAAGTAGTCCTCCCTGCGTTGGGTAGGGTTGATAAGTTCTTTTTGATAGAGGATGTGGACATAAGGGATATTGGACAGGGGCTTTCTAACTGTTGGTATTCCATAAGAGCCACAGCACGTAACCCCGACGAGATGTATGCACACAGGAAGGTCAACTACACGGACTACTGGAAGGAGCGCTTATAATGGCTAGTAGACAAAGCAGAAGAGCAGGCTTCGGAGAATTGCGGGGCGCTATCAACCCTCCCGTAGCCGTGTCGGAAGTGCCGCCTAGAAACCCAAGCGTAAAGGATTTGTGGGTAAGCACCTACGAAGATAAGTTCTATCGGTGGGACGGTGCGGCGTGGGTTGAAACCGCGGGGATTGGACCTATTAAAATATGGACAGGCACAGAGGCAGGGTACACAGCGTTAGGGACTTATGATGATGCGACTCTGTATTTTTGTACTGCTACGTGAGGGTAGGTGGGTAGATGGCTAATAGGTACTGGGTCGGGGATGGCGGAGCAATTGCGGGAACTACTCATTGGAGTGATACAGATGGTGGCAGTAATGGTTTTTCAGAGCCAACTTCTGCTGATGATGTGTTTTTTACCTCCAACAGTTTTAGTAGTACCGGGCAAACGGTCACCGGCAACTTAACCTGTAAAAGTCTTACTTGCACAGATGTAACAAATTCTCCCACTTTCACTTTTGGTATTTATGCTTATGGTAATATAACTTTTGCTTCGGGCATAACGATTACATCTGGCTATAGCGTAAATGTATATGAATCATGCACACTAGTAAGTGCCGGGTGTTTTATATATAACATAGCTTTTCAAACTAAAGTTGGCGGATACACATTCAATTTTGGGGATGATATTAACACAGGAACGGGGCAATCTGGGGTACAGATAAATGGTAGTGGCTGGTATACTGTAAATACTAACGGCTACACCATCAACAGTATGTCTTGGGGGAATAGCAGTACCAACTACCCAACTCTTAACCTCGGCAGTTCTATTATTTACGTTAGCGGTGGTGCTGTCGGTTGGGACCCTAAGCCTGCCACATTAAATGCAGGTACCAGTAAAATAGTTATGAACGGTTATGATTTATCAGGGGCACAAAACTTTGTAGGTAACGGTAAGGCTTACTATGAAGTAGAAATTAATGGCAGATACGTCGTAGTAACTGGGAGTAACACGTACAACAGTTTTACTATTAATCCTACCGTTTACCCTGACAACTACGTTAAACTACAAGACACCCAAACCATGACTACCCTCAGTATTGATGGCGATGATTCAGCTTTACGGTGTCTGTGGAAAAACGCAGGCACTAATTGGAAAGTAGTTCCTAGTAACAATTGTGATATGTCTTATGTAGATATAACAGATATGTATAACGATAGCACTAAGGTAATAACTGCTGATATAAACAGTGTGAATGCGGGGAATAATACGGGGATAACGTTTACAGACCCTACAAGCGTTGCTTCCGAGGATGTAGTTTTACTAATGCACATGGACGGGGCCAACGGTGACACAGTATTCACCGATAGTAGCTTGTATGCCAACACGATAAATGTTAATGGTTCAGTCCAAATATCAACCTCACAAAGTGTATTTGGAGGAGCTAGTGCGTACTTCCCTGGAGGGGGCAGTAGTTATTTAGATACCCCTAACTCTGTTTACGCTTTTGGTACAGGGGACTGGACTCTCGACTTTAGAATTAGATTAACAGACATAGCGTCAAAGACCATAAACTATGGTGACAGTATAATAGGCAACAGCGAGTGGATACTTTGCGCCACAAAATCTAGTTCATCCGCGTATAGCTTATATTTTATTTACAAAAGCGGACCTACTTATGACATAGCCCTAAACATAAGTGGCATATCAGACAACACTTGGTACCATGTAACATTAATGCGCGCCAAGAGTAGATTATTTATATGGGTGAACGAGGCATATGACAGGGGGACAGAAATACGCAACGCGTCTACTACGGGCGATAAATTCTATATAGGGAAGAGCTATACGGGCTTCTCAGCCTACCTAGTAACAGGCTATGTAGATTTTAAAGGCTATATTGACGAGTTAAGATTAGTTAAAAGTGCGGTATATGATTTAGACTGTTTTACACCACCAACCTCGGCGTACACTGCCGAGACTGAAGACGTATTACTATTACATTTTGACGGAACTGATGGTAGTACAACTTTTATTGATTCTAGTAATAGCGCAAAAACCATAACCGTGGGCGGGTCAGCAGTGTTGAAAACAAGTGTAGGAGCGGTTACCCCCAAGATTGGTACTGCAATGGGGTATTGGAATGGTAGCGACGCTTATTTAAGCGTACCCGATAGCACCGATTGGGTTCCGAATAGTACCGACGACTACACATTTATCGACACTTACTACTATCAAAATGGTGCTAGTCCGTCGGGTTTAGGTCAAGGCACAATAATGGGTCAAAATATAGGGACTAATCCGTCAGAGCTCTGTAACGCCACAGGCCTAATGCAAATAGGCCCCGGCATAAATCTCAACATAGGTTTTGGCACAATAGACCCGTCTAACTACAAGCGCTGGGTGCACCTAGTTATTCAAAGACGCAAATACAAAAATGTTGTGTATTATGAAGTTTATGTAGATGGGACGTTAATCAACCGACGAAATATAACCACTACTGTTACAGATAAGCCTAACCCCCTCATAATTGGTAAGTATAGCGCGAGTTTAAGATGGTCGGGATTTTTTGACGAGATGAGAAGAACAAAAGGTAAAGCTAGGTACAGACCGCGTTTCTACCCTATGCCTACAGAAGTCTTTCCTGACCCAGAACCCCCGGGATTCAATATCTACCTTGGAGATAAGCAAGTTACTAAAATATATCTAGGCGATGTAGAAATAACACAAGCTTATCTTGGAAACAAAACATTAAAATGAGGAGGTCCAAAAATGGCACATCAATGCTCACAGGAAGCTAGAATTGTAAGAATAGAAGAAGAGACTAAAGGCATGGCTTCGGACATAACAGAGATTAAGTGGCTTGTGAGGGTTGGTATGGGCGCAATGTTCACGCTATTGACTTTTTTACTAAAATCTAAACTAGGATGGTGAGCTTATGAAAATCAATAAGAGCAGTTTGGAATTTCCGAGACCTTTTGAAAGTCGCACAAGTACCGATATGATAATTGTACACCATGCCGCAGCCACCATGGCCAGTATGGGGGACATCCACCGTTGGCACTTGGAAAAGGGTTGGAACGGCTTCGCCTACAATTTCTACATCCCCAAAGAAGGTGGAGTGTGGGAGGGTAGGCCTATATGGGCGGCAGATGCCGACAGTACCGGGCACAACTATGACTCATTGTCAATAGTCTTTGAGGGCAACTTCAATATCGAAAGCCCGACTCCTGCACAGGGGGCTTCGGGAATTGAATTAATCAGATACCTAAGAGCCGAATTTCCGAGCGTGAAAAGGGTTGTTAGACACAGAGATGTTGGGGATACCTCATGCCCTGGAGACCATTTTAACGACCAAATTATAATACAAGGTTTATCGGATGGTGATAAAATAAAGTCTGTCGATGAAGCTATTAAGAAATTGACTAGACTCGGAATAATGAAAAACCCCGAGTATTGGCAGTCAGCAGCAAGAACTACTAAATTTTTGGATGTTTTGCTGATAAATATCACAAACTACATAAAGGAGTGAGTTTATGGGAAAACAATCAAGATGGAAAAGTCTTGTAGCCGCTAGAGCAACCCTCGCTTTTGTTTTGTTTGTCATGAAAAATTATTACGGCTACGAAGTGCCGCACGGAGACGAGCTTATTGAATTGATACTTGGGTTGTTAATAGTTTACGGGTTTTATAACAACCCATCATTAAAAAATGAATTTTAGTTCTAGATGTGGTATGCTATTGACACGCGCCCCTATTAATATAGATAAAGTAAATGCCACTTAATCTCTTAGCCCTCGGGCTAAAGTATTAAGGGGCATTTTACATTACTCGGTTATTTTACCGAGTTCCTTCAATCTTTCTGTTACTAACATTCTAATCCACAGAGATATGTTGCCCTCTGGGGCTATCTTTTCAATCTCGGTAACAACCCTATCTTCAAGTCGGATAGACGTTACAACCATCTTAGACCGCCTTGCCATCTTCGACATCTCCTTTCGATATAACCGCTTCGACGGATAGTATTTCAGTAGCTTGTTCGCTATATTTGTCAAAACACTTTTTGCAAAGCATTTTTTCGGCTACAGCTTTGAACTTTTTGTTGCCCTTTCCATCATCATAAATCCTTTCAACGCCCTTGCACCCACATCTGTAGGTAACTTCTAAGTCAATCATATTTTTGTACCCCCTTCTTTGTATTGTTTACATTGTATTATATATTTTGCTTCTTGTCAAATATATTTTTTAGGTGTTGACTTGCCAATTGGTAAATGGTAATATGGAAAAGTTATATCATAAAAGTTGGTAAAAAAGGGGAGGTGGCAAAATGGCAGAGCGAAGCATTATAGTGGGCTTGCGACAATGGATGTATGCCTGTGTAGAGGAGGGGGATTTTGAGAAGGCTTACCAAATACGGAAAGTTATGGGAGAGATAAAAAAGCACGAGTATGTTTTAGAACTACTCCAAAAATCACGCAGTGATAGGCTCCGAGAGGAAGGCGTTTATGCTGAGGGCTTGGAGTATGGGGAAGCAAAGCTTTTACAGGTAGAAGAAACAATTAATAGTGTTCTAAAGCAAGCTAAAAAATGGAGCTTGGAGGTGGAAAATTGAAAGACACAGGAATGGTTAGGAGACTAGACGACCTTGGAAGGATAGTTATTCCAAAGGAAGTCCGAAGGACGCTTGGTATGGCTGACGGAGACGCCATCGAAATTTATGTCGATGGTGAAGGTGTAGTTTTAAGAAAGCAAGAATCTAGGATTTGTCCGCACTGCAAAAAAAAATTAGAAGGAGAAGGTCTATGAAAATAACGGTTGAATTTGAAAGCACGAGGGAAGCAACACAATTTATGGAAAAGTATCTTATTGACGAAAAAAGCAAGAAAAAAATTGAGGAAGTATTACCGAAGGCCGCTATAAGTGCAACTAAAGTAGCGGTTAGCAACCCTGTTAAGCCTTATGAAGCTCCTGCTCCTGTGGTAGCTCCTGCTCCTGTGGTAGCTCCTGCTCCTGTGGTAGCTCCTGCTCCTGTGGTAGCTCCTGCTCCTGTGGTAGCTCCTGCTCCTGTGGTAGCTCCTGCTCCTGCGCAAGACCCAATGTTTGCGCCAGCACCGCAAGAAAAGACCTACACTGTTCAGGATATAATGACTGCGGCTGTTACTTTGGTCGATGGTGGCAGACGTGAAGAGCTTGTTGCCATGCTAGGAACTTTCGGCATTAATTCCTTGGCTGAGCTTACTCCTGATAAGTACCCTGTGTTTGCATCGCACTTGAGGGCGAAAGGGTGCAACATATGAGCGAAAGGGAACATGCACTATTGAGCGCAAGCTCAAGCGAAATGTGGCTCAATTGCCCGCCCTCGGCTAGGCTCTGTGATGCAGAACCCGAGTCAACCTCTTCGTATGCAGAAGAGGGTACTTTGGCTCACGCCATCGGCGAGCTAAAGCTTAGAAAGGCTCTAGTTGGACCAATGCCTAGAAGCACTTTCGCTGGTAGGCTTAAAAAATTGCAAGCGGACGAGTTGTACGCTCCCGAAATGTTGGAACACACTGACGTGTATGTTGAGACTGCTACAGAAGTCATGTGTTCGGTAACGGGTGGGAAATGTTTTGCGGAAGTCAAAGTTGACTTCTCAAAATGGGCTCCTGAGGGTTTTGGGACATGCGATTGCTTGATACTCGGGGGAGACAAAATAACCCTTATCGACTTTAAGTATGGGGCAGGAATACCTGTCTCGGCTGTAGAAAATACCCAAATGATGCTCTACGCCTTGGGAGCCTACGATACCTATTCCTTGGTGTACGGCTTTACCAAGGTGGAAATGGTTATAGTGCAACCCCGACTTGATAATGTGAGCCGTTGGGAGATTAGCATTGCCGACCTTCTTGCGTGGGGCGAATCAATTAAGAGTATCGCACAAAAGGCACACACAGGAGTTGGAGAGTTCAAAGCTGGAGAACACTGTCGCTGGTGCAAAGTGAAGGCTAAATGTAGGGCTAGGTCAGAGAGCTTCGATGTATTAACGGGCTTTCGTGGAGCTGTACCGCCACTACTTAGCAATGACCAAGTGGGCGATATACTTATAAAAGCTGAAGGGTTAGATAAATGGGTCAAGGATTTAAAGGAATATGCACTTGCTGCTGTCCTTCGAGGCGAGACTGTGAGAGGTTGGAAAGCTGTTGAAGGTAAAAGCAATAGGAAGTTTGCCGATGTCAAAGAGGCTTTCAAGGTTCTTATCGCTTCGGGGGTTGAGGAAGATATGTTATACACGAGAGAACCTTTGGCTATGGGCGCGACGGAGAAATTAGTAGGTAAAAAGGTATTCAAAGAGCTGTTGATGGACAAGGGGCTTGTTATTAAGCCACAGGGTGCGCCAGCGTTAGTAAAGGATGAAGACCCAAGGAGTGATTATAATGGGGGAGTTAGCAGCGCAAAAGAAGATTTTAAGGATTTAATGTAAATTGAGGAGGGCTACTATGCCAAAATTAGTTATTAAGAACGTGAGATTTAGTTATTGCAATTTGACAACACCAAAGGTGCCACTTTCGGGTGGAGAGCCTAAGTATTCATGCACGATATTAGTTCCGAAAGTGGATGTAGAAGCAAAAAGAGCGCTTGACAAGGCAATTGCAGAGGCTATTGAAGAGGGGGTAAAAAGCAAGTGGAGCGGTGTTAGACCGCCATTTGTCGCATTGCCCATACACGACGGCGATGGCGCGCGTCCTTCTGATGGGATGCCTTACGGCGACGAATGTAAGGGGCACTGGGTATTTACTGCTTCAAGCAAAGACGCCCCACAGCTAGTAGATAGAGCTTTAATGCCAATACTAAGCCCTTCGGATATATATTCAGGAATGTATGGGAACGTTAGTATATCGGTATACCCATATTTCAACAGTGGTAAAAAAGGAATTGGAATAGGGTTGAATAATGTCATGAAAACCGCAGAAGGGGAAGCGTTAGCGGGTAGGTCGTCTGCGGCTTCGGACTTTGCAGGACTTGGCGAACCAGGGAGTTTCGACTACCAACCCTTACCCGAGTTTACGCCACAGCCTGCGCCTTGGATTTCACAGCCACCGCAACCGCAATACGGGACTCGTGTTCCTACACAGATACAGTACGACCTCATAACTGGGCAGCCTATTAAGATGGGGGGTGTTTGAGTTGGATTTTTTAATCAAAGTGACGAAAGAGGCTGGCGTGGGAGCTTGGTCTATTGACATGAACGTGTCTAAGCAGATACCCACAGCCGACAGAGACAAGGCACAGGAGCTAATAAAAGAAGCTATTAAGCTTTTAACGCCTTGTACTTGTGACGGTTGTACAAGCGACGCGCTGAAAGACCTACTGAATAATCCTGAAAGCGTTATTGCTTTTCTGACGAAAATAAAATACATGTTAGAGAAAAAGGAGAAAGAAAATGCACCTAAGTTGTGATATTGAGACATTTTCTTCCATTGATTTAAAGAAACAGGGGCTTCATAGATACATTGAAGCCCCTGATTTCGAGATACTACTATTCGCCTACTCGGTTGACGGTGGCCCTGTTGAGATTGTGGATTTGACAAAAGAGCCCTTGCCCGATTGGATTATACGGGCTTTGTGTGACCCAGCGGTGGTGAAGTTTGCTTTCAATGCACAGTTTGAATACACGTGCCTAAGCAAGTTCTATTTAACACACTATGAAAAATGGTATTGCACTATGAATCATGCCTTATATTGCGGACTACCTAACTCCCTTTTTCAAGTGTGCGAGGCGCTTAACCTCGCTACTGACAAGCGTAAATTGGGAGTGGGGGGTGCGCTTATAAGGACTTTTTGTTGTCCTGTCAAACCCACCAAAAGTAATGGTATGAAGACACGAATAGTGGGGGCGGACGAACCTGAGAAGTGGGAACTCTTTAAGACTTATTGCAAAAAAGACGTTGAAGCTGAAATGGAAGTATACGAAAAGATTAAGATGTTTCAAATTCCAAAGTGGGAACGTGAGTTCGTTGGTATTGACCATTACATTAATAGAAATGGTGTGCTAGTTGATAAGGGCTTGCTACGGGGGGCTTTGGCTTGCGACGAAAGTATTGTTGCGGAATTGACCGCCGAGGCTATTGCGCTTACAGGCGTTATCAACCCTAATTCTAGAAAACAATTACTACTGTGGCTCTCTCGGGAAATGGGAGAAGAGGTAGATAGCTTAACAAAGGATTCGGTTAAGTCGATCTTGGGTAGAGGTACACTTGACTCGGTGGCAGAGAGAGTATTGCATATCAGACAGGAGCTGGCTAAAACTTCTATAGCTAAATATGGGGCGATGGCCCGAGGGATATGCGAGGATGGAAGGCTTAGGGGAATTGTGCAGTACTATGGAGCGAACCGCACAGGGCGTTACGCTGGCAGGGCTGTGCAGATGCAGAACCTACCTAAAAACTTTCTTGAACCTTTGGGGGTTGCTAGAGAACTTGTCAAAGCTGGCAATGTCGAAGGGGTAAAGCTGATATTTGGCAATGTACCTCACACCTTGTCACAGCTTCTGAGAACCGCTTTTATTCCTCCGAGGGGTAAACTTCTTGCCGTTGCGGATTTTGCCGCTATAGAGGCGAGGGTCATAGCTTGGATGGCGGGGGAGAAATGGAGACAAGATGTATTTGCAGGAGATGGGAAAATCTACGAGGCATCGGCGGCAGCCATGTTTGGGGTGGGGGTTGAAACCATCGTAAAAGGTGGGTTGAACTATGACCTTAGAGCCAAAGGGAAGGTAGCGGAATTGGCTTGTGGTTATCAAGGTTCCGTCGGTGCCTTAAAGGCAATGGGCGCTGATAAAATGGGCTTGGACGATAACCAATTGCAAGAGATAGTTGACGCTTGGCGCAGTGCCAACCCTAGTATTGTGGAGCTTTGGTACAGACTGCAAGACAAGGTGATAGACACGATAAAGACTGGTCGGGTGAATACCTTCAAGGGCTTGACCTTCCGACGTGAGATTGATTATAAGGCGAGGGTTGACTTCCTGACGATAGAGTTGCCCTCGTTGAGAAAGTTGTTTTACGCTTACCCTCGGCTAGGAGTTAACAAGTGGGGCGGTGAGTCTATAGCTTATATGGGGATGAACCAAACCTCTAAGAAGTGGGAGCTTATCGAGACATACGGCGGTAAGCTCGTGGAGAACTGCCTGCGTGGAAATAGTTTGGTGCTTTGTTTCGAGGGGTGGAAAAGGCTCGATATGGTTACCCAAAATGATAGTGTTTGGGACGGTGAAGAGTGGGTAAACCACGGAGGGCTTGTTTGTAAAGGGATACAAGAGGTTATAAAAATTGACGGCGTTGGTATGACGCCAGACCACGAGATATTAACAGATAGGGGGTGGATACGTGCATCACAGAGCGAAGGATTTAACAGGGCAAAAGTCAAACTACCTGACAGCTATACGATACGCGGGGTCAAACGGCAAAAAGTCGCTGTGGGAAGTACAGTGCGATTGCGGGGTTTTAAAAGTTATGGAGGCGAGCGAGTTCAAAAAAGGAAAGATAAAATCTTGTGGGTGTATGCAAAAAGAGCTGATAGGCAAAGCCCAACTGAAGCACGGTTTTGTGGGCCACAAAGCGTATGCGGTTTGGCGCTCTATGGTAGACCGTTGCAGACTTCCTACCCACCAAGCGTGGAAGAACTACGGGGGTCGAGGAATAAGAGTATGCGATTCTTGGGCAGAAGCTTTTATGAACTTTTGGGCGGATATGGAGCTAGGATACACAGAAGGCTTGGGGTTGGACAGGATAGACAACAATGGTCACTACGAACCAAACAATTGCCGATGGTCTACTCGCACAGAGCAGGCTCGGAACAGACGGGCAAACCGCCTAGTGGAGAGTGCCTATGGTTTAGTAACTGTGGCAGAATTAAGCCAAATGTCGGGTATTGGGGCAACTACACTGCTGTATCGTCTAGCACACAACTGCCCAAACGAAAGGTTGCTGGACATACCCGACGTTACGAACAGGTTTACGACATAGTGGACTGTGGCCCAAGGCATAGATTCACGGTGCTTGGCGACTCAGGAGCTTTTATTGTCCATAATTGCACACAAGCAATTGCCAGAGACTGCCTGTGCGTGGCTTTGCGAAGGACTTATGAAGCAGGTTTCAGGATTGCTTTCCACGTGCATGATGAGGTAATTTGCGAAGTAGAACACGGCGAAACAGACCTAAAAAGAATATGCGAAATAATGGGAGAGCCTATACCGTGGGCGCCGGGATTGATTTTAACGGCGTCTGGGTTTGTGGGAGAATATTATAAGAAAGAGGGTTGATACTATGAGGTTTAGTACGGACACCGAGAGTGTGAGAAATGGTATACGGGAATACTTGCAGACGCTACCGCATTTGAGTGTGTCTGAATTATATCACGCACAGTTTATTTTTAAGTATGGCTACGCTGCGGGTTATAGCGTAGTGGATAGTGGAGCGAGGGAACATCGACAGATGTTAAGGCGTGAGGCTGTCGATTTTTATAATCTTTCGCAATGTAAGAGACTAGACGCTGTCGAGATAGGACACTTTTTGGCTGGGTACGATTTTGCGTTGGAGGAGGCGGATTTATGAAAAAAGAAGAATTTGATTTTATAGCCGCTACGTTTTTTCAACATTTAGCGGATGTGGATATAGAAGAACACGCGGATGTTAGGGGGCTTGATGATTTGGGCGGTATTGCAGAGGCGCTCAAAAGAACACTAGGGGTAGAAGAAGAAAAAGAAATGCCTTTTGTGGCTTACGGCAATGGGGAGATAAACAGTTGGAGTGAGAGGGTTGGAGACACAGCCACTTGCCCAAACTGTGGTAAAGCACACGAAGTTAAATACGGGGAGAAGGTGAACGCCGACAGTACTAGGCAGCCCAGTAAAATGCTAGCTTTTGTTTCGTGTGGGGAAAAATCTTTTTTAGTTGGGATACAAGGAAAGGTGATTGAGAGGTGATTGACGTAAGGGAAAAACCACCTTTGGGCGTATGCCCTTTGGAAATTTTCGAGCATATGAGAATAAAAGATTTAGCACGTGCGATAATGGAGCGTGGTGCAGTGGACGAACTTATGTTCAAATGGGCAACAGAGCTACTTAGCAGAATTGGTGCTTCGATTGACCGAAAATCTGAATAGAGGTAAAATGAAACACTATCCTTTTGGGTAGTGTTTACTATAACTTTAGGAGGTTTTTATGCAAAACGACAAAACGATAAAAATAGCCACAGCGGCTGTACGGACAGCAACGCTGTGGGATAATCAAGAGGTACTATGGTCAACATTCATTGAGAATTTTAGAACGCCTTCAAGGAGTGCGGAAACGTATGCTGAGTATATCACACTCCCCAAAAATGAACAAGACCGTCTTAAAGATGTTGGGGGATTTGTGGGTGGGTGGTTCAAAGATGGACCCAGAAAGACCAAAAACCTGATGCTTAGAACACTTGTAACCCTAGATTTGGATAGGGTTGAGGCGGGTGGTACTGAGGCAGTTTTGGAGTCCGTGAAAAAGCTTGGCTGGGCTTACTGTGTATACTCAACTCGAAAACATCAAGTAGAAGCCCCAAGGTTAAGAGTTATATTCCCGCTTGACCGAGAATGCACTCCGCAAGAATACGAGCCGCTAGCTCGCAAATTAGGGGAACTGGTGGGGATAGATTGGTGTGACTCGACAACCTTTCAAGGAAATAGGCTCATGTTCAACCCTTCTGTGTGTCTTGATGGTTTGGAGGGCTATGTTTATGAGGTCGGATGTTTAGAGCTGGTAGAGGTTGGCGTTGATGCTGTACTAGGGTTGTATACCGATTGGAAGAACCCCGCGGAGTGGCCTTTGCCCGCTGGAGCAGACCCCATAGTGAGGATTGCTGGGAAGTGGCAACAAGACCCAAGGGAGAAAAAAGGCATTGTTGGAGCGTTCTGTCGGGCATATGACGTTCGAGAGGCAATATCTGAGTTTTTGAGTGAAGAATATATTGAGGGCGAAAGAGGGCACTACTCTTATGTGCACGGCAGTACGACTGGCGGTGGCAAAGTGCATGACAACGGGCTTTTTTTCTATTCATTCCACGAAACAGACCCTGCGAGTAGGGTGATGTGCAACGCTTTCGACTTAGTGCGCAGACACAAGTTTGGACATTTAGATGAGGGGGCAGAGGACGGCTTTACGGGGGACAGGTATCAGTCAAAATCAAATACCGCTATGCGGGCTTGGGCGGGTGAACTGCCTGAGGTTAGGGAATTGATGGCTGAAGAGGGCAGGGCGGAATTTGCGACGGCGTTAGGGTTAACTGTCGATAACGCTGACTGGATAAAGGAACTCACTTTTAACGACAGTGGTATGTTGCGCAAAACATTAAATAACTGCATAACGGTGCTATTAAATGACCCCAATTTAAAAGGTCGTATACGCTATGACGTATTTACAGCCAAGCTAACAGTTAATGGGTGTATGCCTTGGGACAAAAAAGACCACGGTACAAGGCAATGGGGAGACACCGAGCTACAAGGGTTAGCTCTGTACCTTGAGACCCAATATAAATATCGGTCTCCGCAAGATTTAAAAGGTGCATTAAAGCTATTGGAAAAATACACAGCCTATAATGCGGTTGAAGAATATCTAGTCGGTCTTACTTGGGATGGTACCCCTAGAATGCAGACAGTTTTTGCAGATTACTTAGGCGCCGAAAACACCGAGTATACAAGAGACGTGGCAATGAAGTGGTTTGTTGGGGCTGTTAGAAGAGCAACATTGCAACAGTACCAATTTGAGTTAATACCTGTGCTATATGGTAGACCCGGAGATGGTAAAACTAAATTAGTGACAGGGCTTAGCCCTGAATACACCCTTCAAGGATTTGCAAGTATTCACGGGGACAGAAACAGAGCTAAATTATCAGGAAAATGGATTGTTGAATTGGGAGAAATGACAGCGGTCACAAACTCAACACCTGAGGAGTTCAATGACTTCGCCACGCAAACTAAGGATACCAGACGCACGCCGTATGACACCTATGAACAGGACTTTTCTCGCCGATGTGTTTTTATAGGCACCACAAATAAAAATAAATATTTAAAGGACTACACGGGAGGGCGCCGATTCGCACCGGTAACTCTCAGCAAGCAACCCCTAACTAAAAGTTATAAGGACTTGAAGTCTGAGGTAGACCAAATATGGGCGGAGGCTATGCACTATCACCGTTTAGGTGTAAAGACCTACTTGGATAGGGAAGACCCGCTGTGGCCACAATACGAAGAAGCGCAAGGCAGCAGTAGAGAAGAGCATATGATAGAGCCACTCATAATGGAGTTCTTGGATAGAGATATACCTGACAATTGGTATAGCCTGAGTGCCGATGAAAGAAAAGCATATCTAAGTGGTACACTCCAAGGTGCGTCGACTACACTGATAAAACGTAATAAAATATGTAAGCAAGAAATATGGTTTGAATGTTTGGAGGGTTCAAAAGATAGAATACCTAAAGAAACGTCACAAGATATAAATTCAATACTATCAAATATTGAGGGGTGGGAGTTGAACAAAAATCCGCTACATTTTGGAATTTATGGGAAAATAAGGGGATATGTTAGGGAATGATATTTTTGTAAAAATGGCTTAGGCAATACCTTTTAGCCCTACGCAACGTTAACATAATATAATTATGTTAACGTTGCGTTTTTTAGTGGCACAAAATTCTCAGTTTTGTGCCAGGGTGTTCCAATAAATGTTCCACTCCAAACCTTTACTACCACTACATTATATCTATCTTGACACACTGGAACATAGCTAATAAGACTTTAA